TAAGAATTCAAAAATTCTTTTAAATTAATTTAATGATACAAGAGGGAAGAAACGGCCTTGGGCTCCAAAGGAATCTCTAAGTTCCTCTAGAACTCGCCCGAAACCTGTTTCTTCAGAAAGAATTTCGTTTAACAACATTGTAGATAAACAATCATTGATTGCCTTTGAAGTCTTTTCAACTTCTAAAGAAAAATCTAAATTGTTTTGACACATTGGTAAATCAAATTCTTTCGGTTCCAAAGACTTTCCCAATTGCTTTTTGAAATTGTTAGAATCAAACGATTTCGCTTTATAAGTACAAGGTACATAATTAAGGAAATCAGGACGAAGGTCTAAATCCATCAGATTCAGCAGGAACTTCCTGGAATCTGAACAGGGAACTTCTGGGTCAGTCAACTTGATTCTTAACATAGTTCGGTAATCACTATATTCAAAACCCTCATTTACATTAAAGAAAAGTTCAAAAAAAGTTCGATCAATTTGTGATTGAATAAACTTCCTTAACTTTTCATCTGTAAAGGGGATTTGTAATGTTTTCAAGAATGAAAGAGGAGGGAGATTTTCGATATCTTGTCCGAGGAAAAGATTTCGTAAATCCGCGTTTTTCATTAACCTTTTCTTAACCTTGGGTAAAACCCTAGAATCAAGGAAATCCTCATGATATTCATCTGAGGTAACAGGTTCGAAAAACGCTTGTTCCATCCTTTCATTATCATTAATGATTACCGATTCCCAAGAGAGATAAGGAATACAAAGACAATTTTTCTCTGGCTCCATTCGATTGAAAAGATCGTTCAAATAAACGAGAATTTCCGTACGTTTAGACTTAAGAGAAATATTCTCTCTGTTTCCCCAATCTCCAGCCAGACCACCATGTGAACTAGGGACATGAATTGAACGAACTGTCTTAGACAGTTTTGTCCGGTTTACAGTCTTAAAGATTTCATGAACTATATCATTAGGGGTTTCCCTCATGAGAAATTCTAAATCCCTTAGACATTCTCCTAGTACACGTGATCTACGATCAAGAACTTTTTGTTTACCAGAATCAGTAATACTTCCTTCGAAGATTAACTGAGAATTTACGGTACCATAGGACTCATGAACATAGTTTTTCCCAAGGGATAAACTCAATCCATAATCCTGGACTCGCTCTTTCCAGAGAGAATAATTTTCTCTTTTGGTCCTCATAAGGATATCATCTCCATTTATCAAATATTGATTAGGGGTCAATCCTATTGATTGAGCAGTACAATCGTTAAGTAAACATAAAAGGGGAAAGGATAAAAGAGATCCCATCAATTGTCCTGATTGCTGAAGTACTGGTTCAATACCAGAATACTTCGGATAAATCAACAAATGAGGGGAAATCTCTTTCATTGCCCATCTCTTTGTAGGCTCGTGATCGATAGATTCCAGAATACCTTCTAAGAGGGCATGTGACGCTTCGATAGCAAAACTATCTGTAGCTGAGGAATAATCCCCGGAAATCCATACATCTCCAGGTGAACTTTGTTCATATATCCTTTTGATGGATGGTTCCAGACGATTTGTCCCATGCG